TCCGCGCATCCCCCACATGAGCCGACGACGCGCGCGATGCCCGTCGCAGTCGTCACGGCGTGTACCACGTCCCCGGCGCCGCGCACTGGGCCTTCGTAGTGCTTGCACTGGGCGCATATGCCCGCACTTGGATGCGAGCCGTAGATCGGCAGCGCAAGCTCGTTCAAGCACTCTTGCTTGTGCATGTGGGTGCAACTATGTGACACTAGAGCCCCCGCTCGGTGTGCCCCATGTGATCAGCGGTCCGCCAGATCCGGCCGGAAGCGTTGAGCCCAAACCAGTGATGCGAGTGACCGATGCACAGTCAAGGAAACTATTCGGGATGCCGAAATAGTCATCGATTGGACATCCAGGCGACGGGACATGCGCAAGCAACGAACACGTGACATCAAAAAAGCCGGGGTTGTTGAAGAGGCCAGTAGTTTGCCATCGATGCCGAAGCGTGAGCGTGCACGTCCAAATGTCGCCGGACGCATTGAGGTTGCGTCCCACACTAATAGACGCGCGCGCGTAGTACCCCCACAAGTTGCTACCCACTGGGGGTCGGCAGCGGCTGTAGGCGGAGGCGCTCGGCAACGCGTCAAGATCAAGTGTTGCCCACGCATACTTATATGAGCAGATGCCCGGATGACTGGGGTTTATGTAACGAGAGCAGATCACGGCGCCGGCGGGTTGGTTTAGGTTGAAAGTGCCGGTGCCGTTTGGGTAGCGCTTGTCGGTGCCGCACGTCATCGTGTAAGGAACGGACGTTCGGACGGAAACGCTCACGGTAGTGAGCGTGCACGGCACACAACAACACGCACGCCCGTGCAAACTCATGCCACTTTGTCCTTCTTCTTCAGGAACTTGGGCTGCGGCACCATCACGCCCGCTGCACCCGTGAGCGCTGCGAAGATCAGCCCGCCGTACGGGATGCCACTGGTACCAGTTTGCGCGAGCGTGAGGCCCACGCTCACCCACTGGTTGAGCAGTTCGTATCGCGCGTTCGCGTCGTCCATTGCGATCTGAAAGCGCTTCGTGTTCGTGGTCACGAAGTTCGACCAATCCTCGAATACGGCATCGGCCTCATCTAGCGTGAGCGAGCCCTCGGGGAGATCCACGGCAACGAGCACGTCCTTCGGGGCGTTCACCTTGATGAACGATTGAAGGTTGCACCCCTGAATCGTTGCGAAGCCGGCGATGGCAAGCACAAGCGCAAAGAAGATGTATTTAGCTCTTGCGTTCAATGTCGTGAACCCTTCGATTGAGATCTTTGATGTCGGTTTCGAGATCGTTCATCTTTGAATTGTTGGCTTGAAGCAGGATGCGAATCTCGGCGATCGCGATGTGAATCGCGTTCAGGTGCTGCGAGAGATTCCACCCGACGTAGACGAGCGTGCAGATCATTCCGAGCGCGGTCGATGCCAGTGGAAGATCGATCATGGGTAGAGCCTTACGCGCACACGCCATCGATGGCGTTGGCGACACTGAACAACCAAATCGGCGCGCCGTTTACGCGACGGCCGGGAAACAGGAGCACGTAGCCCTCGACCGGCTTCACGGAGAAGCCGGACGGAATGTTGCTGTAGGTGATGCCGGGCCCCACGAACGACGCCGAGTTCCCACCCTCGATCACGTTGAGCGCGGTTCCCTTGTACCAGAGCTCGGCGGCATAAGTAAACGAATACGCGCCCGTAGCATCAATGTTGGCGGCTTGCCAGTTGTAAAGCCACCGGCGCGTCGTGCCTGGTATTGGCGAGAAGTCCGTAATGAGCCCCATGATAAACGGAACACTCTCTTCGAGCAGACGATCCCGGCGCTCGCGTGTGACGGAGTTTGCCTTCTTGGTGATCTGTCTAAGGTTGTTCTTTTGGGAATTGTTGAGCATCACGGATAGGTCAAGAACGACCCCTCCTTGGCCCACGCCTTGGCGACACCGACGACCGGTTGCTCGTTGAAGATCAAATTATGGTCGATCGACCCATACGCCACGCTCTTCCACGTGACGGTCTTTGCCGCGCCGTTTGCGTCGATTTCAGCTTTCCCCCACACGTCAATCTTGGGCACTTGATCGCACCCAAACCAGTAATCCGAACGGAAGAGATAGGTGGCGCGGTAGTACTCATCGCGGATGTGACTGATCGATGCACTCTCGCAGAAGACGGTATTAGCTAGGAAATGAAGAAAATCGACTGAGTTCCATTTGCCGCTATGGCTGGCAATGCGATCGAATACCGAAGTCAAAGTGAACCGAGTCGAGTCAATGATGAGCGAGACTTTCATCGTTTGTTGCGGGATGTTGGTTTGCACCGGCTTCCCGCCGTAGTCGATCGGAGTGCCGAGTATGTCGGCGGTCGTGCTGAGATCAGCCGTCGGCGAATTGGCTCCACTGCGAAACGCAAGCACGCTTCGAGGCGTCGCGTCGAGCTCCGTCTCCACTGGAAGATACAAGCCGCCGCCCAACGTTGGAACATCACACCAGACGTACAATCCGTCGAAGCGCCCGATGGCGTCAAACACGAGCCCCTCGGAGCCGGGCACGGCAACTAGCTGCGTGCTTCGCAGTCGTAAGCGCCCGAGGATCGCGGAATCAGATGCGCCGGCGAAGTAGTCGAGCGTGTCGCCGAATGCGACACTCTTCAAGGCGTCGACGTCTGCCGACGCGAGCAAGCTCAACACTTGGTTGCTTACCAATCGTTTCGTGACGGTCACGCCGGACGTTCCGCTCGGGCTTGCGTCTTGGAAAGCGGTCGATGTGACGATGGAAGTAATTATGAGCGGCATTTATTTACTCCACCACATGGCCATATCGCGCATGAAGCCAACGACGCCGCCGGCATTCATCAGGTCCCCGTAGGCGTTGATGGCGCCTTGCGCGCCCGTCGCGCCCGAGCCGAGCATGGCCTCGCCGGCCATGAGCGCCGCCGCGTTCGTGCTCGCGCCCTTCATCTTCTGACCGGCGAAGATGCCGAGCGCCCCAGGTCCCGATTGGATCGCGAGATTCGCGAGGTTCGCCCCTGCGCTCCCCTGCACGCTGCCCATGCCGGCGCTCAAGCCGCCCATGAAGCCGAGTTGCTGCGACACGCTCGGACCGGCGCCGTTGGCTGCGAGCCCTTCAGCAAGTCGGCGCGTGAGCCCGAACTCCTCAATGCGCTTGCGGCCGTCCATGCGTGTTTCTTCAAGCGCTTCGCGCGCACGCCGTCGCAGCTCTGGGATGCCCTGCACGGCGCTCACGCCCACGCCCACCGCTGCACCCGCTGCGACTGCTCCGAGCCCCGCGACGCCCATAGCGAGGCCCGCGCCGCCCATGCTGCTCAGTCCGAGGATGCCGCTCGCGAAGTTCAATCCGCGCGACTGCACGCCGAGCTTGCCGAGCGACTCGCTCACTTGATTCGTGCGGCCCTTCATGTCCACGAGGCGCTTCGATGTCGCGGCGCTCGCAGCGTTCAACCGACGCAGATCACGCGTAGCCGCGTCGGTTGCCGCTGCGAGTCCCTTCGCGTCGCCAGTGATGGCGATGTTGATCTTTGAAATCTTAGCCACGAGCGATCTCCTTGTTGATTGCGTCACTGAGCATCGGGACCACGAGCGGCGTCACGCGCGGTATGGCACGCGTGAAGAAGAACTTTCCGATCACCTTGCCGACGGTCATCTTCGCGCCCTTGCCGCCGTTGCCACCACGAGCCTCGATCATGTTGCGCTCGATCATCGTGGCCTTGCGCTTGAGCAAGTGGCCGTACTCGACCCAACGTAGGTACCAGTGCGGCGTGAGGAAGGAGCCACGCACTTCCTTGATGCCGATTGCGGCCCACATCACGAGGCCCTTGGAATATCCCTTGATCTTTGTCGCGACGTTGAACTTCAAGTGCACATTCGGGCGCACTTGTCCGCGAATCGTTTCGGTGCCGGTCATGCGTCCCATCGGTGCGCTTGCTGCCACAGTCTTTCGCGCGATGCTCGACCAACGGCGAAAGCCGTTCTTCATGGCGCGTCCGGCGCCCACAGTGCCGAGCGCCTTCAAGCGACGATTCACTTCATCAACGCTCTTCTTGTCGAGCTCGACGATCATTCGGAAGGAATTGCGCGGCGATGTCATGCGAAAGAGCCTTGTGTCCGTTGAGTGCGAGGAAGAGAGAGAGAGGCGAATCTAGTTGCACCTGGATACACGCTGCCTTCAGGGTTTCGCGGGCAGCGCTGGCAAGTCCAATCCCTCCACGTAGAGCGGCTCGATGAGTCGCGCCAGTGCAAGGACCTTCGGAGCGGAGAGCGCGCGCAGCTCGTCGGCGTGCTTCCACAGTGTGGAACCGTCGGCGCCAAGGACGTGCGACGCGCAGTACCACGCAGGCATCCATGTGCCGCGCGTCTCGGCGTCTTGCGCCGCCACGAAGTGCGCGACGGTCGGACGCAGCAAGCGGACGTCGTTGCCGTCGAACTGCACGACGGCTTCGCGCGCCAGGAGCGACTGCAACACGCTCAAGGCGCGACCACCGTGATGGCTGAGTTCTGGAAGATGAGCGTGCATGTCGCCATGGCGACGCCGTTGGGCGCAAGGCTGATTGAGAACTCGCTCACGAATGCGTCGCCGCTAATTGTCTTAGCCGACGCCCACGCCACCTTGGCCGCAGTGATCACAGTGCCCGCCGATATGCCGGTCACGAGCGCCGCGTGCGAGTTGTCGAAGAACATCTCAAGCGTGACCGAGCCCTCTAGGAAGCCTTGCACCATCTGGCGATATGTAGCGTCGATCGGTGTGACGTCGATCTGTTGTCGTGACACGTTTACGGTTGCGGAGACGACATCGGCGATGACTGTTGCACCGATCGAGAACGATGCTGCTGTTGTTGGGCTTGGCATTAGAGTTAGAGCTCCGTGTAGATTTCAAGTTGTGAAGTGCAGATCGCTGGGTTTTGCTCGTCACCCTCGCCGATCGCGGGTTCTTCGAGTGCGCCGAACGATGTGCGGATGGCTTGCACGATTGGGATGTTCACGATGCCCGAGCCTCGAATGGCCTCGAATGCCTGGTCCTCGACCTGAATCGCTTTCGCCATCGTGTCCGCGATCGCGCTGAGTGTGACTTCGTAGCGCATGGTGACGCCGCTCTTGTTGCCGAGCGCGCCGCGCTCGCCCTTCGTGATGCTGATCACGACTGCGGGAAGCGTCACGCTTTGCAGTCGAGCGCCGATCGACACGCGATCACCGGCCTCGGTCGAGTTGTCGACCACGAAGAACACGAGGGTCGATTCAATCAAGCGACCTCCGTCGCGTCAATGATGGCAACTCGGTTTTGTTGGTTCAGGTTGCGGATGCCGTTGATGCGCAACGTTCGCCCGCGATACACGAGCCGATCGATCGGCGTGATCAGCAAACGCGCGACGTTCGGCCATCGAAGTCGGATCTCGAATGTGCAGATGCTCGCGACGCCGTCGGCGAATGGTTGCTCCTGGGGCGCAGCTTCGCGCACGTCGGCGCGGAACTGTCCGTAGTTCGTGTAGGTCTGCACGCGACGACCGAGCGGATCGAGAAGAATCGACGCGCGCGTCACGTTCACCACTTGGCGCGTGAGGCCGGCAGAGATCACGAGAAAGGCGCCTTTACGCGCAAGTGCTCAAGCATGAACATGCCGCCGAGCGGGACGCTCGTCATCGTGATCGGTTGAGCGGCCTCGGGATTGTTGTACCAGAGGCCCACGAGCGAGATCACGACTTGCGCGACTTCGTTGGGCATGGTTGCGTAGCCCGCCGTATAAGTGACGGTGATCACAGTGCCCGGGTATGTGGCGGGGTATTCGAGAAACTCGATCGCGTCGATTGCTTGTGTCGTGTCGGTCCAGTAGCCGCTCGACATTACAGTGAAGACGTTAGATGCGTCGTAGTAAGTCACGGCGCCCGTCACAGTGCGCGGATACTCAGCAAACTTGGTGCGCTTGAACGTGAGGAGATTCATCGTGCGCGAGGCCGACGATATGCGCACGCCGGTGTACGACTCGACGAACGCTTCAGCCGCGAGAATGAGACGAGACAACTCGCTGTCGTCGTCGACGTAGTCGATGCGCAGCGCGGCTTTCACGGTTGCAAGAGAGAGTGCCATCGAAACCTCGGCGCTGCGTTCCCGCAGCGCCGAGGCAGGGAGTAAGAAATCGGATCAAGAGGCGTTGAGGAATCGAATCGATGCAAACGCTTCTGGCTGCATGATGCGACTATCGGTGCGCATGTAGGTGTAAAGCGTGCTGCGCATGTTTGCAGCGCCCGAGTACGGGTCAATCATGCTGGTCATACCAGTGCGATCAAAGATCTCGAAGTAGTCCCAGTGACCGACGCCGGCCATGGCCTTGCCCTGGACTGCAGTGGTAGTCGCAGTGGTGTCCGCGTCGGCGACGTACTTGCCAATGGTGTACGGCACGCCGTAGAGGAAGCCAGGGACGCCGGCGGTCAGATCGGAGTAGTTCTCCGATGGCTTCCAGACGTAATCGTTCTGGCCGGTGACCTTGATCTTGCGCACGGTCTTGAGGAACGTGTCGGAGAAGAGCCACTTGAAGCGCGGCGACTGTCGGTATTGAGGCGGCACGGCGTGAACGCAGTCGATGATGTTGTCACCGGTCACGGCAGTGATCAACGCATCCTCGGCGAGGACCACGCCCTGAGTAACGAGGCCGGCGAGCGCTGTCGCGCCCG